GTATTCGTACGGATTGGAGGGATTTTTTTGATTTATGAGAATGTCAAGCACCTCTGCGAGAAGCACAAGACGAACATCGCGACCGTAGAAAAGGCGTGCGGCATTGCCAACGGCACAATCGGAAAGTGGGCAGGAAAGGACGCTGCCCCGCGCATCGACACTGTAAAAGCGATTGCCGACTATTTCGGCGTATCGGTCGACTCGCTGCTACAGAAGCCGAGAAAACGGAAGGGAAATTGAGCCTTGCAAAAGAGGCTCAGACGGGAAAGGAGGGGTGAAGATGGTGAATCGTAAGACGATGAACACCATCGAGGCAACGAACAGAATCCGTGAAGCAGGGATGCCGATGAGCGAAGAGACGCTGCGGTGTGGGCTAAAAAGCCACGTGTTTCCGTTTGGAATCGCAATCCCGACTGACGGGGTGACGGTTTACCACGTTTCACGGAGAAAGCTGGAAGAATGGATTGCGGATTTTATTGGAGGATAGCAATGAGTGATGTTGAGCTTATCACCGAAATGAATCACCGGGCGGCGCGGGAGCGCGAACTCGGTGAGCGGTGGGACAAGATTATCCGGCAGCGCAAGCGGAAGTCGGAACTTTTGAAGGCTTCGGAGGCGTTCTGCTTCTCGATTGGCTGCGTCCTTCTGGGCGGCACGGCGGTCCTGCTGGGCTTCGGGCTGTTCGAAGCGGCGTTCACGCTTGGCGGCGCGGCGGTGATCTTCTTCGGCGGCGCGGTGCTGATGGAGGCGTGAGATGATTTACCCGTGCAAGAAATGCACACATGATACAGGCAAGTGCCGCTGCCTTGACTGGCAGAGATGGTTCTCTGTGGAGTTTGAGACAGAAGCGGCGAAGGTGCTTGCTGCGACGCACGCAGAGCCGTTACCGGCGCCGCCGAAGATATTCTATCGCGAGATTGTTTTCAGTTCGATCTTCACGCGGCTTTGGAGGTAGATATGAAGCAGGCTGAACGGGTTTTGAAGTACATGCGCGACTTCGGCAGCATTACGCAGCTCGAGGCGATGCAGGACCTCGGCTGCATGCGGCTGGGCGCGCGTGTCTACGATCTGAAGCGCGAAGGGTACAACATCCGGCGCGACATGGAGACAAGCAAGAATCGGTATGGTGAGGATACGAGCTATGCCAGATACAGGTTGGTGGAATGATGGAAGACAGACAGCAAGCGCCGTTTATCACGGATATCAACGGCGCGGAGATTTACGACGGGAACGAGTACTTTATTTCCGACGAGGGAAACATTGCTGCTGCGGCTCCGGGCGAGAACTGGACCGTACAGAATGCGTTGATCGCGCATCTGGTGGAAACGTATGGCACGAATTACATTGCCGAAATGTGCGGCTTGGACAAGCGAGTCTGCAAGATTTAGGAGGGAAGTATGCTGAAAGGATTTAACGAGCTTGTACAGATCGACGTTTTGCCGTTCTGTGACAAGCGGAAGGCGAAGGATGACAACGGGAAGCCGATTGAAGTTCCGTATCTTCCGTGGGCAAAATGCAAAATGCTGCTTCACGAAAACGGAGCAAGCGAGGTCTATTTTGTGCCGCTGAAAAATGAGACTGGCGGGTACTTATTCCAGTCGAAGGAAGTCCATGACAAGAATGGAAGAACAACTGGGTGCTATTTCGTGTCCGTCGAAATCCACATCGACGATAAAACATTCCGCATGGATATGCCGCTGATGAACGGTTCCTTAGTGGTTTACGATGACACGTTGAATCAGCTTCGGATTTCCAACGCTCATGCGAGAGCGTTTGTGAAGGGCGTGGCAATTCACACAGGGCTTGGCTTCAAGCTTTGGCTGAACGACAAGGACACGGAGCGCGCAGACGACGACCTATCCCAGCACAGCATTATGGCGATCAAACAGAGAATCGAGCAGCTGATTACATTAAAACTGCAAAACGGGGCGGATATGAGCTATATCCTCTCGGGGCTTGGGCTGAATCAGAAGAAATTCGATCAGCTGATGGCGTCGTTCGGTAACATTCAGTATCTGGAAAACACGCTGAAACGCTTATGATACACGACCACGACAGAAGCGGGTGGTTCGGCGCGTCGGATACGGCGGCGATCATGGGAAGATGGGATACAAAGACATTCCGCAGCTTTTGGCTGCAAAAGCTCGGCGTGAACCGTGACCACTTTTCAACACTGGAAATGGATACCGGAAGTGCTTACGAACACAGGATTCTGGAGCATATTGGCATCCGAAAGATGGACAGGCAGATCAAGATTCGGCGGCTTCGGCTTCGGGTGAATCTGGATGGCGAGGACGCGCAGGAAATATCAGAGGTAAAGACGCACAAGGGAGAATCCTTCAAGGTGTCCCGTGCGTACTGGACGCAAGCACAGGTTGAAATGTTCGCGGCGAAAAAGGCGCTGCGTATCGTTGCGTACCATCTGGAAGCGGAAGACTACAGAAACTGGTTTCGGGAGATTGAGGACGATAGGTTGTCCTATCATCCGATACCGTATGATCGGGAATGGATAGAAAGCGAATATCTACCACGGCTTCGGTATCTTGCGAAGTGTCTTAGAAAGGGGGTCATTCCGGTTGAGGGAGCTGAATGTCGTTGAAGCTTCGTGGAGCGTGGACGCTTCGGGAAGCTGGCTGAGACTCCGGCCGGAGCTGCCCGGACAAGCCCAGATGGTTGCCGGGGAACTTGACCCACAGAAAAAGTACACGGTCACGATCAAGGAATTCCGGAAGAATCGGAGCTCGGATGCAAACCGATATCTTTGGGCGCTTTGCAATAAGCTTTCGGTCAAGGTGGGTGCGCCGCCGGAGGAAATCTATCGGCACTATATCCCGGATGTTGGCGATAACTCCGATACGATCTGCATCCCGGATGCAGCGGTCAAGCGGTTTCGGGAAGGCTGGGAATCGCGCGGTCTCGGATGGTGTACGGAGATCATGGCGTCAAAAATTCCGGGCTGCACGAACGTCATTTGCTACTACGGCTCGAGCACCTACGACACAAAGCAGATGGCGCGGCTCATTGATCTGGTCGTTGAGGACTGCAAACAGCAGGGCATTGAGACGCTGCCACCGGAAGAACTCGAGCGTATGGCGCTGGAATGGAGGCAGGATGAGAAAGGAAACGAAGGCGACAAAGATACCTGAGAAGGTCAAGAAAGCCGTCTGGGCGCGCGACGGGGGGCGCTGCATCGTCTGCCTTCGCCCCGGCAATCCGTGGTGTCATTACATCCCACGGTCGCAGGGCGGGCTTGGCATTGAGCAGAACGTTGTGACGCTTTGCGATACGTGCCACAACGACTTTGACCAGACAGCAAAGAGAAAACATATGCAGGCGTATATCAGACGCTACTTAAAAATGAAATATCCCGATTGGGATGAAACGAAACTGGTTTATAAGAAAGGGATGTAAGCATGGAAGAACGCAAACCGTTTGTTTATCTGGATGCAGTTCAGTACAAGGAAATGGTGGAAAGAAATATGAAGCTTTCGATGCTTGAGAGAGCGTACAAGGAACTGAAATCGTATGAGATTGACGTTATCCTGAAAACCATCTTCGGGGAGAAGGAGGACGGCAAATGCTGAACCACATTGTTATTATGGGCAGGCTCACGCGCGACCCGGAGTTGAGAAAGACGCAGGGCGGAACGTCCGTTGCATCCTTCACGCTGGCGGTTGACCGCGACCTCACGCCGAAGGGCGGAGAGAAAGAGACGGATTTCATTGATTGCGTCGCGTGGGCGGGAACCGCTGATTTTGTCAGCGGATACTTCTTCAAGGGCAGCATGGCGGTCGTAGACGGTAGATTGCAGCTGCGCGACTGGAAGGACAAGGACGGAAACAAGCGCCGGTCTGCTGAGATCGTGGCGAATCGTGTTTACTTCGGCGAAGGAAAGAAATCTTCGGAGCCGAAGGACCCGGCAAACCCCGGCGGGTTTACGATGATGGACGAAGATGACGGCGATCCGCTGCCGTTCTAAGGCGGTGGCGGGATGGCAAACAACAAAGACCCTGCCGTCTTGTTTTACACGTCGGATTTCCTATCCGGCTGTGCCTTGATGGATATGCGGGAGCGTGGGCAGTATATCACGCTCCTGTGCCTCCAAAGAGAGCGCGGGCATATGACGATGCAGGAAATCATACGGGCTGTAAAAAAGCCGTCAGACGAGGTTATGAGCAAGTTCCAGAAGGATGATGACGGCAAGTACTTCAATCGCCGGATGGAGCTTGAAATCGAAAAACGGGACAAGCATTGCCAGCGTCAAAGGGAGAACATCAGCAAGCGTTGGAATAAAGAAAATGATAACTCTGGTATGGCTGATGGTAGTGCTTGCGGTAATACCACGGTATTACCTTTAGGAAATGGAAATGGAAATAGAAAAGAGAGTAGTTCTATTTCTGAGAAGAAACGTAAGAAATTTATACCACCTACGTTGGAAGATGTTTCCGCATACGCGAAGGAGCGTGGAGTCCCGAATCTGGCACAGAAATTTTTTGACTATTATTCTGCCGGAAATTGGGTCGACGGGAAGGGCGACCCCGTACGGAACTGGAAGCAGAAGTTCTTGACGTGGGAATCGAAAGAACATGAGAAGGGCGCGCCGTCACAGCCGGGGAAGAAGCCGGGGTACAACGTGCAGCATCACGACGGCGATCTGAGCGACTTACAGAAAGCGGCGATTCAGCGGATGTTAGGGGAGGAAGCATGATGAAGCAGGGAGTCGAGACCTGGATTGTCATACCGGAACCGCTGCCGATTTATCCCCGGCTCATGCCGAAGCTCAGAACGCCTTTAAGGGCGCAGAAGTATCCGCAGAAGATGCAGAACAAGACGTTTTACCTCGTCAGCGTCAAGGACCCGGAGGACGGGCGGCGGAAGATTATCACCGTCCGGGAACCGGAATGCTGGGAGGCGGAAGTGACGGTGCAGGTCAGGAGGAAAGAATGAACAGCGTGAAAACGGAGTTGTTTCATGATAATTTCCAGAATTATAAAAAATACGGAATTCCAAAAGCACAACTTGTGATCGCGGATATCCCGTATAACATCGCTGGGAATGCGTATGCATCAAATCCGATGTGGTACAAGGGGGGAGATAACAAAAACGGGGAAAGCAAACTTGCAAAGAAAGCGTTTTTTAATTCCGATGGGAATTTCAAAATCGCAGAGTATATGCATTTCTGTTCGCGTCTGCTAAAAAAAGAGCCAAGGGAGAAAAACCAAGCCCCAGCGATGATTGTGTTTTGCGCGTTCGAGCAGATACAGACGGTTATAGATTACGGAAAGCGATACGGGTTTCAGAAGTTTTACCCGCTGTTTTTTTGCAAAAACTATTCCGCGCAGGTGCTCAAAGCTAATATGCGTCCGGTCGGAGCAGTAGAATTCGCGGTTGTTCTTTACCGGAATAAGCTACCGAAATTTCGCAATGCAGACGTATACGGGCAGAGGCACATGGTTTTTAACTGGTTTTCGTGGGAGAGAGATAACGCAAAGTTATACCCGAAAATCCACCCAACGCAAAAACCAGTGAGATTGTTGAAACAGCTTATTGAGATTTTTACAGACCCGGGCGACGTCGTGATAGACCCTTGCGCTGGTTCTGGGTCAACGCTTCGCGCAGCGGCAGAACTTGGACGGAATAGTTACGGGTTCGAAATCGACAAGCGGTTTTATAAAGCGGCAAAGGAGAAAATGCTCAGCTTTGAGCCGGACGGGCAAATCAAGTTGGAGGAACTGGCATGAGTAACTTCGGACCGTGCGCGAAGGACTGTCCCAACCGGAAAGCCGGTTGCAGCGCGTCCTGCGAGGCTTGGAACGCTGTGAAGGGAGAACGGCTGAAAAGCTACGGCAAGCGTGCCAAAATCGTCGACATAAGCCAGATGACCGATGGCGGGGCGAGAAACTGCCGAAGAGCGGCAAGAGGGAAACGGAAAATAGGAGGGGAAATGTGATTCTGACGCATTTGAGTCTGTTCAGCGGAATAGGTGGGCTTGACCTGGCGGCGGAATGGGCAGGCTTTACGACCGTGGGGCAATGTGAATTTGCAGACTACCAGACAAAAGTGCTGGAAAAGCACTGGCCGGACGTGCCGCGCTGGCGGGACATCCGGACATTGACAAAGGAGAGTTTTTATGAGCGCACAGGACTGCAAGCAGTTGACGTTATTTCCGGCGGATTTCCCTGCCAGCCATTTTCCGTGGCTGGAAAGCAAAAGGGAAAAGAAGATGATCGTTACCTCTGGCCGGAGATGCTCCGGGTTATCCGAGAGCTGCGCCCGCGCTGCGTTGTCGGTGAGAACGTACCTGGAATCATCAAGATTGCCGCCGGGCAAGTGGTCAAGGATTTGGAGCGTGCAGGCTATCACGTCGTCGTGTTCAATTTTGAAGCTGCGGCTGTCGGAGCTTGGCACAGGCGGTCAAGGGTGTTCTTTGCCGGAATCGACGAAACTGTTTCCGACACCGAAAGCAAGCGACAGCAAAGGGAGCGGACCTGCGGGGAGCAAATCGGCGGAACACGATCTTGCGCGTGGAAATCTGCGCGGTGTGGTTTTGTATGCGACACCATGTGCCAGGGACTACAGGACTGGACAGCGGGAACGATACGAAAACCCAGAGCGGATGAATGCCCTGAACGATCAGATTGGTGGGCAGCTGAACCCGACGTGGGTCGAGTGGCTCATGGGATTCCCAATCGGGTGGACAGACTTAAATGCCTCGGAAACGCCGTAGTCCCGCAGCAGGCTTACCCGATTTTTAGGGCACTGATGGAGGAAGTTTTGATATGAAGGGTGTATACAAGCTCATAGTAAGCGGGATAGACGGAAATGGCTATCAGTACATCTCAGGTATGCTTGAGCCTGAACGGCTTGACTCTAACGGATTTCGTGTCGGAAGAGCGTTCAGCGTCGATATTTACCACGACAAAAACGAATCGTCTCTTTGGACGTTCCAGTGGGTAGGCGGGGCGCCGCGCAACTGGACGCACATAAAAACATTCCGGGACGAGATCATTGGATTGAGCGAAGTCCCCGCCCTGCTCAAAAAATACGGTCTGATATCGGAGGAAGACGCGCTATGACAGACAAGGAAATTATACAGGCGCTGCGTATCTGCGCGACGCATAAGGACAAGGGTTGCGGGCTTTGTCCACAAAGGATGTATGTGCGTTGCAAGGAGCGGCTGGCGGATGAAACTATCACCATGATCGAGCGCCTGACCGCCGAGAACGCAGACCTGGGCAAGGAGATCGAGTGGAAGAACATGGTCATTTCCCTCGCCCAGAAGGAGCAGGTAAAGGCAGAAGCCGAGAGGGACACGCTGCGGGAGAAGGTGCCGCGGTGGATTAGCGTGGATGACAGGCACCCAAAGCCTGGAACGCGCGTTCTTGCTACGGACGGCGTATTTGTTGGAGAAGCATACCGAACAAGCGCTGATACGTGGCGCAGATATGATGGCATTGCAATGCGGGACTGCATCGGCAGCGTAGTCACCCACTGGATGCCGTTGCCGGAAGCACCGGAGGAAGGAGAAAAGGCATGAGACTTACAACGGACACCCCGAAAAACAATCTTGAAATGGAGCTGAACCTGTTTTACGTCAAGGACAAAGAGGTATGGGTGCGCGGATACGGGAAGAACGGCGCAGACATCAGCCTGTTCGACCTGTCGCGGGATCTGACCAGATGGAACTGCCCGTATGTGGACTTGGATATCTCGGATGATTCCTTCTCGACGATGATGGCCGAATGGCTCTGGGAAGATGTTGAATCGCTCGAGCACGTTTTGGCTCTGCTCTATCAGGCAGCATGGGTATGCGCGGAGCTGCGCGAACATTTGAAGCAGTTCGAGGACATGGGGATTTCTCCGCAGGCGTGTGCCGAGACACGGGAGATAGAAGAAACGCTTTCTGGCTGGGATTACTCCATCTCGCGAATGGTGGAGCTGATGAAAGCAGATGTCGAGGGGCGCGTGGTGGTGCTGCCGTGCAAGGTAGGGGATACAGTGTGGAGAATAAAGCGGACATTTGAAACATATCCGGATAAAAGCAAGCCATACATTGAGCCGGACGCCTTCCTGCTGCAAGATGTTTTCAATATAGGAAAAAACGTTTTTCTGACACGCGAAGAAGCCGAGAAGGCTTTGCGGGAAACCCAAGGGAAGGAGGATGCCGATGAAGCGACTGACAAGCCGGAATGAAGATTGTGTTCTGGTAAATGGGCACGCATTGGGTTGTGCGACGGTTGGCGAAATCGTCCAGATGGCGGAACGCCTTGCGGATTTTGAGGACATGGACAGAAAGCGCATCCGCCCGGGCGATACGGTATGGCTGTCCCAGATGTTTTACACGCGCCCCAAAAAGCCCGTGCCGGTCACGGTAGACGCGATTCGCATTGTCCGGGACGGCGTGACGTATATTACCGGGCGGAAGAGATTCTGTGAGGACGCAATCGGGCGAACGGTGTTTTTGACGGAGACAGAAGCCGAGAAGGCTTTGCAGGAAATGGAGGCGAGGAAAGATGGGTGAGGTACATTGGTTACAGATACTCCACATTCTTTTTGTAGGGTTTTGGATTGGATATCTGGTGAGAGGATGGGTGAAGTGGTAATGGCTAAGCACATAACCAAAGCGCAGTTGAAACAACTCTATCAGGCTCAGCTCATCGATTACGACGAATATCTGAGACTTTTAAAAGAGTTTGCAGGGATAGAATCCCGACCGACCACGGAGTACAACCACTACGACGAAAATGGCGAGTTTATTGGTAGCAGCGTGGACACCGATCTTTCTGACCTGCTGGACGAGGCTGGCGTGGAGGTGCGGGACGATGGGTCAACATAAGCATAACACGACTGCTATCGCGGCGGCAAAGGGCGAGCTGCCGCCGAAGAAGCGAGAGCGGCGGCTGACCAAGCGGCAGGCGGAAAGGCTCTTGCGGCTGAAAATTATACGAACAATCGACCCATTCCACGCCTTGCCGGATGGGATGGCCGGAGTTATTGCAGGAGGTATGCTTTATGGCTGATTATATCAAGCGCGAGGATGTGATGAAAGCACTATTTGCACCTGGAATGTGCTACGCTCCAATGCAGTTGCAGATTATTAAGGACTTGCCCGCCGCCGACGTTGCGGAGGTGGTGCATGGGCGGTGGATTAAAGATGATTTTCTTTCCGATGATGTAAACAACGCCGAAAAATGTAGTCAATGCGGCGAACTGATTGGATGGTTCGGGAATCTGCCGAACTACTGCCCCAACTGCGGGGCGAAGATGGATGGAGGATTTGACGATGCGGTTGATTGACGCGGACGATGCGAAGCGGACATACACCCAAGATATGTTTGATACGGAAGAAGATTTCGGGCGTGTCAACGACGTGCTTGATTACGCACCCACCGTTGATGCTGTATCGGTAGTGCGTTGCCAAGATTGCAAGAATTTCCGTCGGAATGAAGAAAATGACCCGTACTGCGCAGATCGGAGAGGGCTTTCAGACCCGGAGCCTGACGGGCATTGCAGCTACGGAGAACGGAGGGAAGAATGAACACACGCATTACAAACATCAAGGGAGACTGGCAGGAGGTCGTGGACACCTGCCGCGCCACCTCCGGCAAAGGTCCTCTTGGACATGAGCCGAGCGAGAATTTTAAGCGCCGGATTTTAATTGCCGAACACTCGCCGATTCGGCGGATCTCGGTATCGTGGGTCTGGCAGGGCATTAAGAGCTGGATTGCGACGCACTGGTCAAGGCACAAATGGGAGTGCTTTATCTCTACGCAGAGAACAGACCGAACCGGAACGCCGAGGGACAAGCTTCCGCAGGACGCGCCGGTGATCTTCGAGGGAGAAGCGAACGTACAAGCTTTGATTGACTCCATGCGCAAGCGGTTATGCCGCCAGGCAGACCCGGAGACGCGCGAGTATGCCGAGGATTTCAAAGCGGCGCTGCATGAGGTGCAGCCGGAGATCTCGGACGTGCTCGTACCAAACTGCGTTTATCGGTGCGGCTGCCCGGAAATGCAGACGTGCGGGATGTACGAATGGTGGCTGAAATTTCACCCGGACATTGCAAGCACGGACATCCAGAAGCGGTATAACACTTACAACGAACTGTTTTGGAAAGTGAGGGCGAAGCGTGGGAACAATTCTTGCGATTGACCCCGGCAACATTCAATCCGGCTATGTCCTCGTGGAGCACGACGGGAAGGAAATCCGGAAGGTGCTGGACGTTGGGAAGCTGCCGAACGAAGAGATCTACAAGGTACTTTGCCAGCCATATGAACATTTAGCGATTGAGATGGTGGCCGGGATGGGGATGCCGGTAGGCGCAGAAGTATTTGACACCTGCTTTTGGATTGGACGCTTCTGGGAATATGCCGAGCTTTACCGGAAGGGGTACCAGATACAGAAGGTCTTCCGCCGGGAGGAAAAGCTTTACCTTTGCGGCAGAGCGTCGGCGAAGGATGCGAACATCCGGCAAGCCCTCGTCGACCGCTACGCGCCCGGTCAGCCGAACTACGGTAAGGGAACAAAGAAGAACCCCGGTTTCTTTTACGGGTTCGCAGCGGACATGTGGGCGGCTATGGCGGTAGCAACAACGTTTTTTGACAAGTACATAAGGGGGATACAGCTATGAGCACAATGAACGATCTGGCAAAGCGTATTCGCAGAAGCAACAAGGCATATTTTTCTGCCGGTATGGAAGCCGGAAAGCAGAAGGTGACAGACCTTTTCTTTGTGGCGGCGCATGAACTGGGAATGCTCAAAAGCTCGGCGAAGGCAAAAGAACTTTTGGACAAAATGGAGCAGCTTGACGCAGAGTACGGCGTGGCATGGCTGGGCAAGAAGGAATCCGATGATGCAATTCACCGGCTGGACTCGAGCCTGAAGAAGCTCTGCGGGGCGTTCTTTCAGCCGTTTTTCGAACGGAACGATACAATTAAGGATTGGTGGGACAAATGAAGATTATGTTGGAGCCGAACGTAGGAGAAACGGGAACCCAGAATAACTGTCAATGCGATGTTTGCAGAAAGAGATTCCACAGAAAGCCTAGCCAAATCGAAAAATCCAAAAGGCATTATTGTTCGGTGGCATGTCACGCTGCTGCAAAAGCATTGCTTATGCGTGGCTCTGGGAATCACCAGTACGGATTAAAGGGGAGTGCAAACGCTTCATGGAAATCCGACATGAAAGAAACCAGATATGGGTATATTGCGGTACGTTGTCTGGAACATCCGTTTCGCGATAAATCCGGGTTCGTTCTCGAGCATCGCCTTGTGGCAGAAGAATATCTTCTCACGGACGAAAACTCCGTAGAAATTGATGGTAGGAGATATCTAAACCCGGACTATGTTGTTCATCACAAAAATTTTGACAGGATGGACAATAGACCAGAGAATTTGGCGGTATTATCTCATGCCGAACACCAGAGGCTACACTTAAATTTGAATATGCACGGAAGGAACGAGAAGGGGCAATTCGAAAAAGAAACACCAGACACAATAAAGGTAAAGCGAGTGACGGAAACAGCTGTTGTTCCTGAGAGGAAAAGCATCGGCGCAGCTGGATTCGACCTATGCGCTGACATCACAGAGCCTGTAGTAATACGCCCAGGGGAAACGGCTCTTATCTATTCTGGTATCGCCTTTGCAATCCCTAAAAATTATTTTGGCGCTATTTATGCTAGAAGCGGACTTGCTACCAGATGTGGGCTTCGACCTGCAACTTGTGTGTCTGTTATCGATAGCGATTATAGAGGGAACGTCGGCTTGCCAATTCACAATGATTCGGACAAAGAAAGAACAATTATGCCGCATGAACGTGTAGCACAAATTGTTTTTCAAAAGGCATTGGTTCCGGAGCTGGAAGTGGTCAGCTCGCTCGAGAAGACGGAACGCGGGGACAATGGGTTCGGGAGTTCGGGGCGATAGGAGGTTGATGCAAACGGAGGACAAGGCAAGCGCGTTCCCAGAAAGGCTGAGAAAACTGAGGGAACGAAAAAGAATAAAACGATACGTTCTAAGCGAGCGATGCGGTTTGTCAAGACCGATGGTAGGAATGTACGAGCGCGGAGAAGCGGAACCCACATTGTCTGTGTTACTATGCTTTTCTGAAATATTCGACGTATCGCTTGATTATCTTGCTGGGAACGAAAAGTAATAGTTTTTGAAAGTATATTTTCAAAATAGCCCTAAAAATACGGTAAAATGGAAGCGTAGAGGTATATTCTCTGCGCTTTCATCCTTTTCAACGGCTACGCAGCGTACTGCGGAACCTCCTTTTTCTTAGCTCCACCGGAAACCGCAATCCGGTGGGGCACGAGAAGGGAATATTTTACTCAGAGGTGGTGACAGATGGCTGCGAGGCTGACAGACCGGCAGAAAAAGAAAATACTGGCGGATTATGTTCAGACGAACAACTATTGTGCCACGGCGAAAATAAATGGAGTGTCCGCTACAACAGTCAAGAACATTGTTCTTGCAAATGCGGAAATTGTGGGAAAGTGTGAGCAGAAAAAAGAAGAGAACACAGCAGACGTCCTAGCCTACATGGACGCGCATAAAGACCTTGTATGCTCTTTCATCGGGAAGGGATTGGAACTGCTGAATGACCCGGATAAATTGAAGGCGGCGAACCTGAGCCAGATCACAACGGCAATGGGGACGTTGATCGACAAGTGGGCTATGGTGCAGGAGAAGGCGGGAAACGATGACAAGGACGCCGTTCGGGTGATTATTGATGTCTGATATTCGACTTTCTGAGAAAATCGGTTCTGCATTCTATGAAGTTGCGCGGGACGTCTTCCAACATGGACACACGCACTATGACGAAAGCGGCGGGCGCGGCTCACTGAAATCGTCGTATGTATCCATAGTTGTCCCACTACTATTGGTGCAGAACCCAAACACACACGCGCTTGTGCTGCGAAAGGTTGCGAATACGATTCGTGACAGCGTTTATGCGCAGTACATATGGGCAATCGGTGAACTGGGCATGGCGGCGTATTGGGAAGCCAAAGTCTCCCCGATGGAGCTGATCTACAAGCCGACAGGCCAGAAGATCATGTTTCGCGGCGCTGATGACCCGATGAAGATCAAGTCTATCAAGGTGCCGTTTGGTTATATCGCTGTTACGCACTTTGAGGAAAAAGACCAGTTCGCCGGTCGTGCCGAAATACGAACGATTTTGCAGTCGACAATGCGCGGCGGCTCTAAATTCTGGAACTTTGAAAGCTATAACCCGCCGATCAGCCGGGACAACTGGGCAAACAAAGACAGTTTGGAAGAACGCGCGGACAGGCTGTGCCACAAGTCAACGTATCTTGAAGCACCGCCAGAGTGGCTGGGGCAGCAGTTTATTGACGAGGCTGAACACCTGAAAGCAACTGACGAGCGGGCGTATCAGCATGAATACCTCGGTATCCCGGTTGGGACCGGCGGCAATGTGTTTGACAGGCTCGAACTTCGGGAGATCACGGACGAAGAAGTTTCCAGATTCGATAAAATCTATCAGGGCGTGGATTTCGGATGGTTCCCAGACCCATTTGCATTTATCCGGCTGCATTACGACAAGGCAAGGGAAACAATCTACCTGCTTGACGAGATATATCAGAATAAGCTTTCGAACGAGCAGAGCGCGACGATAATCAAACAGCGAGGATATGGAAATGTGCGCGTCATCTGTGACAACGCGGAGCCAAAGAGCGTGGCTGACCTACGGGCAATGGGATTGCCTGCGTATGAGGCGGTCAAGGGACCAGGCTCGGTCGAATACGGCATGAAGTTCTTGCAGAGAAGAACGATTGTCATTGATAGAAAACGGACGCCACACGCCTACGATGAGTTCGTGGGCTACGAATATGAGAGAAACAAAGACGGCGATATTATCAGCGGATACCCGGACGCAAACAATCATCTGATTGATGCGACGCGGTACGCCTTAGAGCCTGTGAGCCGTAGAATGGGAGTTATTGCATGACGGTTATCGATAAATTAAAGGAACTCGGGTATACGACAATCCCAGAGGAATTCTATACATACGTGTCCCTTTGGAAGTCGTGGTACGTCGGCAAAGTCAAGGGGTTCCATCAATACCGGCGATATAACGGACATAAGTGGACAAAGTGCAACCGTGCAAGCCTCGGTATGGCGAAAAAGGTTTGTGAGGACTGGGCAAACCTCTTGATGAATGAGAAAGTCCAGATCACACTTGAGGGGCAGAAAGAACAGGCGTTCGTTGATAGCGTCCTGACGGAGAACAACTTCACGGTCAAGGCAAACGAGATGCAGGAAATGAAATCCGCACTCGGAACTGTAGCATATATACCTCGTGTGGTCGGTCAAGCGGTCAACGAGAGCGGAGAGACCGTTCCGGGCGATGTTTCCGGTATCGCTCTTGACTATGTGACCATTGAACACATTTTTCCGCTAGCTTGGCAGAATGGCTTTATTTCAGAGTGTGCTTTTGACAGCGTGGTCACACGGGCTGGAAAAAACTATCTGTATTTGCAGATTCACCGGAAAGACGAAAATGGACTTTACGTCATCGAGAACAGCATTTACCGATACGAAAACGAAACGCTTGCAGACGCACTACTCACCGATGTTCCGGGCTTTGAGCGAATCCCCCCTGTGGTACATACGGGAAGCGACAAGAGACAGTTCGTCATCGACAGACCGAACATCGCGAACAATCTTGACTACCTGCTTCCGGTTGGTATCCCTGTGTATGCAAATGCAATCGACGTTCTGCGCGGCGTCGACTGTGCCTATGACTGCTACGTCAACGAGTTCGAAAACGGTCCGATGATGATGATGGTCAAAATGCCCGCTACAAGGTGGGAGGACGACGAACCGACGCTTGACGACAACGACCGGCGTTTCTATCTGCTTCCGGAGGACACGCAGCAAGGGAACGTGGTAGAGACGATTTCTCCGACACTCAGAACTGAGCAGCTGAATGTAGGGCTGCAAGACCAACTGAACGTACTGTCCAGTAAGTGCGGCTTCGGCGAGACCTATTACCGTTTCGACGGCGGCAGCGTCGCGACAGCAACGCAAGTTATCAGCGAAAATTCCACCATGTTCCGCACCATTAAGAAACATGAAATTGTGCTGGAACAAGCGCTAGTGGAGCTGTGCCGTATTCTGCTTCGGTTGGGAAACACAGCTATGAACGCCGGACTGAATGAAGACGTGGAAATCTCTATAGATTTCGATGACAGCATCATAGAGGACAAAGCTACTGATTTCTCCCGCGATATGCAGCTGCTCAGCGCAGGTATCATGAACGACTGGGAGTTCCGCATGAAGTGGATGAATGAGGACGAGGCGACCGCAAAGGCGGCGCTGCCGAAGGCGCAGGACATGGTAACGGAACAGCAAAATGAGGTCGAGTAATGGCAAGCTACCCATTCACTCCCGCAATTTTAGACGCCCTCCCGGAAGAGCTTGCCGAACTGTTCCGAGGATTGGAAGATACGCTTCTCGATGAAATATGCAGTAGGCTTGCGCTGAAAGACCAGCTGAACGAAGTGACTGTTCAGGCAATCCGGGCGCTTCGTTCGCACGGCATCGACACGAAGGAGATTGAAAAAGCAATCCGAAAGACCTCTGGAATCAGTGAGAAGAAGCTCAAGGAGCTTTTCGGTGACGTTATTGCCAGAAACCAGAAGTATTACACATCGGTTATCGACATGGCAGGGCTGACACAGCCTGATATTCTGGTGAACGATGCGACAATAGAAGCAATCAGAGCGCAGACGCTTGATGAATTTCATAACATCACAAAGTCTATGGGATTTTTAGTGGACAAAGGCAGGACGATGCTTCCGCCCGCTCGTGCGTATCAGTGGGCGTTGGATTCTGCTGTTATGCAGATTCAGAGCGGGGCGATCAGCTACAATCAGGCGGTCAAGTCTGCGGTGCAGCAGCTTGCAGGCGGTCTGAAAGTCGTGAACTACGAAAGTGGACACGTCGACCACATAGACGTTGCTGTACGAAGAGCCGTTATGACCGGCGTGAATCAGATCTGCGACCAGTACACGAACCAAAGCGCAGAATACCTAGAGACGCGATACTTTGAGGTGTCCGCACACTCAGGAGCGCGTGACAAGCCGGGTGCTTCGCCGTGGTCAAGCCACAAGGAGTGGCAAGGGAAAGTCTATTACCAGAGTGAAAGCGGCGAACCTGACCCGCTGGGGCTTTACGATGACCTTATGGAAACAACCGGCTACGGATATGTTGACGGTCTGACAGGCGCAAACTGTAGGCATCACAAATACCCGTTTGTTCCGGGAATTTCGGAGCGGACTTACACAGACGAACAGCTTGCGCATATCGATGATGGGCTTGGCTGCGAGTTTGACGGGAAGAAATACAATGCATATGAAGCAACGCAGATGCAGCGTAGAATTGAACGACAGATCCGCGCACAGAAGCGGCTGAAAGATGGCTATGAGAAGAGTGGGCTTTCCGAAGACGCACAAGCCGCGAATATCAAGCTTCGGCGGCTGAATGCGAAGTATAAGGATTTCAGCGAAGCGGCGGGACTGCCAGAGCAGCGAGAACGAACAAAAGTTCTCTACAATGATACGAAGGCTGTTGCGAACACGCCAGAATCTGCTATAATGAAAAAAACAGCGGTTAAGGGTGGCGAAGGCGTGCAGACGATTGGGCGAATCGATAGAGATAAATATAGCGTGGTTTCTTCTTCCATACGAACCGATGAGGTGATTATATCGGACGAACGAATAAAGCATATTATGGATCACCATCCAAACGACTATCAGCGTTATGCACACTACATAGGCGAGATGCTGGAACACCCGCAATATATTCTCGACGATCCTGTTCAAAATACGGCCGTCATATTACATGAGTTCATAGAATCAAATGAGCACTTCCGGTTAATCTTAAAACTTGCAGTAATAGGGGATGAAGAATACAAAAAGAATTCTATTATTACATTTTTGAAGATCAGCGAGAAAAAATTCAAAAAGTATTTGAGAAATAAAAAAATACTTTACAAATCAGAATAATGCAGCTATACTTAACATAGAATAGGATGGTTCTTTGAGGTAGAGATTTAGTGTCGCTACACACCTTTCTCGGAAGTCTATCAAACTTACAAGGGAGGTTAGCAAGAGATGCGGGGACAGGCACACCCGCCAAAGGACCAAACTACGACGAGGGGCTGCGTTATTGCGGTCCCTCTTTTTTATTTACAAAGAGGTTAAGGTTGTCAAGGAGACGCGTATATGATTGACGAAAAGTTAAAAACAGCCATTGAGCGGGCGCTTGCGGCTGGATTCCGCGTAGAACTCCTACGGGATAAGGAAGGAAATATCATTGTGCAGACAATTCAGCGAAAACGGCTGAAAACTGAATAGATTCCCACGGCGTAAATGTTCGCCGGGAAGGGCTGAATGGAGCCAACTGACTACGATTTGTTGTCGGTTGGCTCTTTTTATTTATCAACACTGTCCGACAGGACGTTAAACAAGGAGATTTTTATGGCAGAAGAAACCAACGTGCAGGGCACGGAAAACACTGCGCAAGAGCAGGAAAGGACGTTCACGCAGGCTGACGTTGACAAGATGATTCAGTCGAGGCTTGACAGAGAACGGAAGAAATACCCCAGCGAGGAAGAGATTACCGCATACCGGACATGGAAAGACAGCCAGCAGACCGAACAGGAACGGCAGGCAAAGCAGGCAAAAGACCTTGCAGACAGTAAGGCGGCACTGACTGCATTGCAGGCTGAAGCCGAACAGCTCAAACGGGACAAATATGTCCTGAGCAAGGGCTTGAGCGGCGAGGACGCTGAGTTTATCGCATTCAAGGCTACAAAGATGGTCACTGACAAGATCACGTTCGAACAGGCTGTCGACGAGCTTACAGCGAATCGCAAGAAGGCGACGTTCGACTGGACAGCACCGGCAGGCGGTGGAACCAAAGAAACAAACATGAACAGCACGATGAACGCCCTGATTCGGGGCGCTCTGAAATAACGAAAGGAGAATCATATGCCGAATATTATTGACAGAAATGCACTTTCCGGGCTTATCCCGGAACCCGTAACCCGTGAGATCATGCAGGGCGCTATCGCGGAATCCGCAGTCCTTCGCATGGGTAAGAGACTGGCGAATATGTCCAGCAAGACGCAGACCATCAACGTCCTCGACGCGCTTCCCTCTGCGTACTTCGTCAACGGCGAAGCAACCGATACCGGAGCCGGAGAGGCTTTCAAGCAGACCACGAAGATGGCGTGGGACAAGAAGAAAATCTATGCCGAGGAAATCGCGGTTATCGTCCCCATCCCCGAAGCAGCACTGGATGACGCAGATTATGACATCTGGGGCGAGGTAAGACCCAGACTGACCGAAGCTTTCGGCAAGGTAATTGACGCTGCCATCCTGTTTGGCACGAACAAGCCCACCACGTGGCGCGATGGCGTCGTTCCTTCCGCTATCGCTGCTGGTAACGGAGTTGCGGCAAGCTCTGATGTATTTACCGACATCATGGGCGAAGGTGGTCTTATCGCGAAGGTAGAACTTGACGGCTTCAACCCGAACGGCGTTATGTCCGCAATCCAGATGCGCGGCAAGCTGCGCGGGCTGAAGGACACGACCGGTCAGCCCATCTTCAAGTCCGACATGCAGGGCGCAACGCGCTATGGTTTGGATGGTATGGATATGTACTTCCCGATGAACGGCGCATTTGACCCGGCACAGGCACAGATGATCGTCGGTGACTGGACGCAGCTGGTATACGCCATCCGTCAGGACATGACCTTTAAGATCTTCACCGAGGGTGTCATTCAGGACCCGAGCACGAAGGCAATCACCTACAACCTCATGCAGAACGATATGGTCGCTCTCCGTGCGGTCATGCGTCTCGGCTGGGAAATCGCAAACCCGGTCAACGCGTACAACGTTGACATTGCCAACCCGTTCCCGTTCTCTGTTTATGGAAAGGCTGGCACAGTATCTACGGTGACTGTATCCCCTGCTACTGTAACCGTGAAAAAGGGAGCGAGCAAGGCGTTTGCGGCTTCTGTTGCTGGTGAAGGCATCGTGAGCGGCGATGTCGAGTGGAGCCAGAGCGGCGCGAAGTCTTCCATTTCGGAAAACGGTATCCTGACGGTCGCTTCCAACGAGACGTCCGCGAGCATTACCGTTACCGCAAAGTCCAAGCAGGACAGCACGAAGACCGGAACGGCCACTGTGACGGTAGGTTCGTAACAGAAAGGAGCTGGCGCAATGATATACGCCGATTATGAGTACTACTGCGATATCTACAAGGGAACGGTAGACGCTGACAGCTTTTGCAGATTGGCGACACGCGCCAGTTCCTTCCTTGACTACTACACGCAAAATCGAGTAAAGGATTTTGCGGAGCTGGATGCTGTGAAAATGTGCTGCTGTGCCTTAGTCGACCAGTATATGCTGATCGACACGGCACAGGAGCTTGCCAGAAAGAATGTGTCCGCCGGGCTTGCATCTGACGAAGGAGAATTGCAGAGCGAGACTGTAGGCGGCTATTCTCGGACGCTTCGCAGCGGCGGTGATTCTTCCGTAGCTGCATTGAAAGCGTCTTCTGAGGCAAAGAAAGCTCTTGCAAGCGTAGCGCGTGAATATCTAGCCCATACCGGGCTTCTCTACAGAGGCAGGTGTTTTGCATGTACGCCCCCCACACTGTAACCATCTACAACGTCACGCAGGAGCAAGACCAGGATTTCAATGACACGCAGAAGCGCTATATCACGGTGATTCGCGGCGTAATGCTCCAAGCGTCGAAAGCTGCCAACGTCCGCGCGAGCGGGCTTGAAGGTGCAGATGCGGTGAATCTGTACATTCCGTTTTCCTCGCCAGCCGTAGACGGCGTGACAGGCGCGGTGAAGCGCTATGTCGGACCGCAAGAGTTCTGGCGTGCAACTGATAAAAGCAAAATCTGGACGCTATCCACGGACGGTAACGGCGGCACGACATTCTTTGTGAAGGGTGAAGTAGTCGAACCGGACAAGACTGAAGAACAGATTGAAATGCTTTACGACGATGTGTACAAAGTGACAAAGGTGGACATGAAGGACTTCGGCAGTCCTTCCATGCAGCACTGGCAGGTCGGAAGCACGTGATGCTGAAATTCAGTGTGAAAACCGACGGCTTTGACGAGCTTCAGGAGGCTATAGCACGGGCTTGTACAAAAGCTGAACACATTGTTGCTGTGCAAATGAAAAAGGACACAAGCCCGTATGTGCCGTTCCTGACGGGCTCTCTTGACCAGAGAACACTTGTGGACGGTAATGCGATCATCTATCCTGGACCGTATGCAAGATTCCTGTATTACGTGAAAGTCATGGTTGACCCGGAGACTGGCAGCACATACGCGCCAAAGGGCGGGACGAAGGTTCTGACGGACAAAAACCTTGTGTTCACGACATCCGGACACGCGCAGGCACAATCACACTGGTTCGAGGCTTCAAAGGCTGAGAACCTTGACAAATGGATTCGAGTTGCAGATAAGGCGGTGAAAAATGGGCTCTGAAAAAGAAAAAAAGCTTGTTTCTTCCGAGGAAGAACAGGACATATCCAGAAAAATGATGGTCTGGGTAAACTCGTTTTCGGATGACGATCTCCCGGCTGCAACCATCAATTATGAGTTCATCGCCGCTGATTCCGCGAGCGTGGCTCTGTCCGTGATTCAAGGTGCGTACATAACAAAAAGGTATTTGCTCGGCGGGCATGAGGCAGAATACCAGTTCAAGATCATAGCCCGTATCAAGCCGGGCGGAAGTAACGACAAGCGCCTGAAAGCCGATGCGGTACTGAACCGCTTCGGGGATTGGGCGATGAAGAATTATCCGGCTCTTGGAGATGGCGTTCGTGTCCGTCGCATGGAAGCGGTCAGCCGCGCGGCGGTATTTGCCGTGTATCAGGACGGATGGGAAGACCATCAAATTTTAATGAAGATGAAATATGAGGTGATTTAACTATGGCAGATATGACCTTTAACACTGTTGCTGGGCAGCCTGTAGACAGAGAACTTTTGATTCTTTTTGTGAATACGGGCACTGATTCCGCCGCCGTGTGGTCGCCGCTTGGGACACGCGTCACGGATTCCAGCATGGAATACGACTGGCAGAAGAAGTCCGACAAGGATATTCTCGGAAAGACCAGAACCACGATGAAGAAGCCCATCATCACGCAGGACTTTGAACCGTGCGAACTCGATGCTGGAGATCCTGCGATTACACATATCTGGGGCCTTGCCATTAAGGAACAGAACGCGGCGGCTCTGGCGAATCAGGACATTCTTATCGTGCATGCCTACGCAGGCACGAAGAAAACGGCTGTTTTCGCGGAGAGATACAAGGGCGCTGCAATCGAGGCGACAGGTCTTGGCGGCGAAGGCGGCGGCTTCGTAGGTATGCCGCTTACGGTAACGCCGGGCGGCGAGAGAATCACCGGCACTGCGTCGGTTGGTTCCAACGGAGAAATCACATTTACGCCGGACGCGGCATAAGGAGGGACGATAGATGACGGACATCAAGATTGCAACTGGCGTTGAAAAAATCAACATCAACGACAAAGTAACGCTCGAGTTCAACCCGACAGATGCTGAAATTGTCGAGAAGATTTTTGACGTGTTCAACGGATTGGAAGATCGTCAGCGAAAATATCAGGCAGAAGTGGAAAAGAACGCGAACAAAAAAGAAATCTTTGAGATTGCGCGTCGGGAAAGTAACGAAATGCGCGATACGATCGACAGCCTTTTCGGGGTTCCGCTTTGCACGCCTCTTTTCGGCTCTATGAACGTCCTCGCACTGGCTGACGGTTTGCCTGTATGGAGCAATCTGATGCTCGGCATCATCGACCAGATCGACACTACCTTTGCGAGAGAACAGAAGGCTACGAACCCGAGAATCAAGAAATATATGGAAAGATGGAAAAAGTAATCTGGTCTTTACCGACGTCGGTCAACGTAAACGGAACAGAATACGAAATCCGGTCTGACTATCGGGCGGTGTTGGATATCCTCACCGCCCTTGTTGATAGCGAGCTGGACGAGCAGGACAAGGCAGAGGCGTCGTTGAGAATCTTCTATCCCGACTTCGAGGAAATGCCAGCCAGCGACTATCAGGAAGCTCTGAACCAGTGTTTCCGGTTTATAGACCGTGGGGAAGAACGCAAAGAAAAGAAGCGGGAACCCGTGCTGATGTCATGGGAGCAGGACTTCGACATGATTATTGCCCCCGTGAACAGAATCGCCGGTTGCGAGGTTCGGGCGCTTGAGTATCTGCACTGGTGGTCGTTCCTGTCTTTCTATCAGGAGATTGGAGACTGCCTGTTTGCTCAAGTGGTTCGTATTCGGGGCAAAAAGGCACACGGGAAGCCTCTGGACAAGCAGGAGCGGGAGTTCTACCGAAAGAACAGGGATATAATCGATTTGAAAGTTACATACACAGAGGCAGAGAAAGACGTTCTCGCCGCATGGGGCATTTCAAAATAAGGTGGTGAGAAAATGGCAGATGGAAGAATCGTTGTTCAAGCGGAGGTCGACGCAAAAAACGCGCAGAAGGAACTTGATAAACTGACGGCGAAAATAGACAAGATGGAAGCCGAGTTGAAAAAAAGCACAGGAGAGCAGAGCGGTCTGAAATCTCAGCTTGACGCGGCGAAAGAATCTGCAAAACAGGCAGAAAATGCGCTGAAATCTTTGCGGGCGGAATCCGAGCGGCTTCGGCAGATCACGTCCGGAGAGGTGTCTGCATCTCCGGAAGCTTATATCACAGCATACGGGCAGCAGACGGAAGTTGCAGCGCAAATCAAAGAGCAGGAAGCAATCTTAAAAGAGCAGGACAAGATCGTTGAGAGTTTGGACGGAAAGTATGCAAAAATCACGGATAAAGTGATTGCGCAGACTTCTGCTTTGGACGCTGCGAAGCAAAAAGCCGGAGAACTCACGGAGCAAATCACAAACGCAAGCGGCGCAACAGAGCGAATGGAGACCGCCGCGAAGAAGGTTTCCGACAGCATGAACACGTTCAGCAAGCGTGTTTCCGGGCTTTTTAAGCGCGTTCTTGTGTTCTCTCTGATTACTCGAGCGCTGCAAAGTCTTAGAACATGGCTTGGGAAGACCATTATGCAGAACGAGGAAGCGCGCGCGGCGGTTGCGCGGCTCAAGGCAGCGTTTTTGACACTCGCGCAGCCGATTCTCCAAGTTGTGATTCCTGTTTTTGTGAAGCTTGTGAACATTCTGACACAGGTTGTCACAGCGATTGCAAAGTTCTTTGGTATGCTGTCCGGGAAAAGCTGGGCTTCGCAGAAATCAGCTGCACAAGGGCTGAACGAAGAACAGAAAGCGTTGGAAGGCGTCGGCTCTGCAGCGGAGGACGCAAGCAAGAGCATGGCAAGCTTTGACGAGATCAACCAGCTAACCGATAATTCCGCTTCTGCGGCAGGTGGTGGTGCTGGCGGCGCGGCATCAACGGAGATCGCGCCGGACTTTTCGAATCTCGACATGGCAGAGGACAAGCTCCACGACATTCTCGGCTTGGTAGGCGCTATCGCCGCCGGGCTTCTTGCGTGGAAAATCGCAAGCTTGTTCACGAACGACCTGAGCAAGATTTGGGGCATCGCCCTTGCGGTTGCCGGTGCGTTTGCGCTTGTGTACTTCTGGTTGGATGCTTGGAATAACGGAATCGATTTGCAAAACTTCCTCGGGATGCTGGCAGGTCTTGCCGCGCTTGCAGTTGGGCTTGCACTCGCTTTCGGACCAATCGCGGCAGGAATTGCATTAGTTGTAGGCGGTCTTGCCATGCTGGTTGTCGGTATCAAGGACGTTATCGAAAACGGCTTTAATTTGGTCAATACGCTTACGATCATTGCAGGGCTGCTTGCCGCTGGTATCGGGATTTCGCTTCTGACGGGCAGCTGGATTCCACTTCTGATTGCAGGTTTCCTCGCCGCGCTGGTTGCGCTTGTGTCCTTCACCGGACATGGGGAAGAACTGATTCAAGGCTTAAAAAATATTATAGACGGGTTCGGGAAGTTCTTCAAGGGCGTATTCACCGGAGACATGAAGCTTGCTGTGGAGGGCATTAAGCAGATCTGGGAAGGAATGAAGCAGACTTGGAACGCGATTGTAAACTCTATCAAGGATGCGTGGAACATGTTTATCACATGGCTGCAATCCAAGAGCCCGCTGCTCGCATCAATATTTCAAACATATGGGAAATATGTCTCAGATGTATACAAAAACATCAAGGACATCTTGAAGGGTGTCATTGACTTCATTGTTGGCGTATTTACCGGAGACTGGACAAAGGCATGGGAAGGTGTCACCGAGATATTCAAGGGTATCTGGAACAACATTGTTGCCATCATCGAGGCGGCAATCAACTTTATTATCGACGGTATCAACCTTCTAATTTCTGCTTTGAATACCATTCACTTTGAGATTCCGGACTGGGTTCCCATCATCGGTGGAAAGTCCTTCGGCATCAGCATTCCGCTTGTCAGTCAGGTTGAGCTTCCGAGACTGGCAGAAGGCGCGGTCATCCCGCCGAACCGGGAGTTTATGGCGGTGCTGGGCGACCAGAAGAGCGGAACGAACATCGAAACGCCGCTTGAGACAATGGTGCAGGCATTCAAACAGGCTATGAACGAATCCGGCGGACGGTCGCAGACGATCATCTTGCAACTCAACGGCAGAGAGTTTGCACGGGCTGTCTATAAGGCGAACAACGAAGAGACGCAGCGTGTAGGCGTAAGGCTGGCGGGGGTGAAGGCATGACGAGTATTTTGACCCTCGACGGCACGGCGTATCCGAACCTGCATGTAACCAGTCTGAAACGCTCTTTCGCGGTTCTGGACGGCGATAATGCGGGGCGCGTGATGACCGGCGCGATGGTGCGCGACATCATCGGCACGTTTTACAACTACAGCGTGGAGCTTGACCCGGTCGGAACTGACCCGGCGGAATATGACAGGTTCTATGAAGCAATCTCCGCTCCGGTAGACAGCCATTCCCTTACCGTTCCGTATGCACAAGGGACATTGACCTTCGAGGCGTATGTGGCAAACGGAGACGATGAACTGTTGACGGCTTACGGGCAGAAGAATGAATGGGGAAACCTTACATTTAATTTTGTTGCGATGAAGCCGAAGAGGACGCCGCTATGAGTGTAAAAGTTGTGTATGAAGACGTTGCGGTCGGCTCTGCGGCGGCTGCGAGTGTGACAGCAAGCGAGGCTATGGGTATTTCAAAAACCTCGCTGCTGCCCTTCGGGGCATTCGAGGGGCCAGTGGCAACGACGGAGCAGAATCAATGGGTGCTGAACGGCACGCGAAAGATCAAGCCGAAAACCGAGCCGGTCGGTTTCTGGTCGACGCCTCGGAGCGGAGCAGACTGTACGTTCCAAACACCGCCTACCATTGAGATATCCCTTGACGGGCAGTTTACATCGCTCGGCATCTACTTCAAATTTGACGGGGAAACAGGGGACTATTGCAGCGACCTGAATATCACGTGGTACAACGGAACAACGCAGCTGGCTACACAGCAGTTCTTCCCGAACAGCGGAAATTACTTCTGCGAGAGAACTGTGGAACTGTATAACAAAATCAAGATTCAGTTCAACAAAACGAATCTGCCAAACCGACCGATCAAGATATCCCTTATCCTTTTCGGCATTGTTCGAGAGTTCGAGCGGCAGGAGCTTCGGAGTGTTGAGGCGACCGAAGAACTGAACATCATATCCGACGAGCTGGCGATTAACACGCTGGATTTCACGCTGGACAGCATGGAAGATATTGATTTTATTTTCCAAGAGAAGCAGCCCGTTTATGCGTACAACGGAAAGACGAAAATCGGAACGTTTTACATCGACGAATCTACCCGCGTAAGCAAAAACGTATACAACGTTTCCTGCATCGACGCTTTGGGAATCTTGGACGAAGACCCATTCCCGGCTGTTGTTTATTCCAACGCCAACGCGAAAACGGTTTTAGAAAGCATCCTCGGCGGGTATTTCGTCTTGGAGCTTTCGGAGGAACTACAGACCGAGAAGCTGACAGGATATATTCCTGACTGCACACGAAGAGAAGCCTTGCAGCAGGTGGCGTTTGCGCTTCGAGCTGTGGTGGACACCAGCGGAACAGGAAACGTGAAGGTATGGAGACTGTCGGAGGAAACACCGACGGTGATTCCTATGAATCGGCTCTACGTCGGCGGAGAGGTCAGCCAGTCTGCCATCGTGACCGAGGTAAGAGTTACCGCGCACACGTACAGCACGTCCGGGAGCGGAAGCGATACGATTGAAGTCGGCGGGAAAAAGTATTTCCACACGACGGCGGTCACGGTAAAACAGAACCCGAACATTACGGCATCCACGAAGCCAAACGTCATCGAGGTCAAGGACGCGACGCTTGTCAACGCATCGAACGTTGCGGCGGTGACGCAGCATGTTTTCGACTACTACATGCGCCGCCAGACGCACGGCGTGAAAATTGTCATGGACAAGGAAATGCCTGGAGATTATGTGACGACCACGACGCCGTGGGAAGACCAGATCACCGGGACGATAACAAGCATGACCATTAAACTGAGCGGCATCGCGGCGGCTGAGTGTGAGATCGTCGGGACGGGGGCTTCTGCATGAGAATTATGAAAACCTTGATTACAGACCGGACACAGGCTGACGCTTCCTATGCTGAGAAGCTTTACAAGAAGCTGTGGAGCGACTTTACGGAACAGGAAAAGGCAGACTTTGAAGCTGGCTTGAAAGGCTCTTACAAAGCGTCCGACCTGAACCGCGTCGGCACGGCGCTTATCACCATCCGCGACAGGCTGAGAACGCACTGTATCGACGTTCCGGCAGAAGTTCGGGAAGATTACGGTTCTGACGAAGTTCTCGACAAAGCCGTTATGGACGCTTATATCGAATCCGCGAACGCTGTATATGACGCAGTTGTCAATTCTGCCCCGCGCCCTCCGGCAAAAATCAACGACCTAGATTGGGAGGGCGCAAACAACATTGAAAAAACGATTCTCGCGGTTGACGATGTGCTAGAGAGCCGGGAGGTCGGCTGGATTTACGCGGACGCGGAACTATACGCAGGAGACATGGGGGGATAACATGAAAGACCGAACTCCAAAATTTCCGGGGCGGGTAAAGCTCAAGCCCGTTGCCGGGCAGACAGATACTTACGACATGACACGAGCGGATGACCCGGACGATACCGGAACGCCGTTCAATACCAGAACGATGCTTCAAAATTCTACGGCACAGTTTCTGAAGCTCCCCGTTTCAAACCCATTTGTAGACGATGCGCTCAGGCATATGCCGGACAGAATCGAGCCGATTGGGACAGTAAAGACCTCCCCCGCCATGAGTTTAGGCGACGCATGGCTTAAGTGCAACGGCGCACAGGTTTCCTTCCCCGACTATCCGCAGTTGTGCCAAATCCTCAAAAACACAGTAGGAGACTTAACATGGTCGATCTCGACGGTTGGCACATCCCCAGCATTCAAGTCCATGTCCAGAGCTGTGAAATTCAAAGGGAAATGGTACATTGCAGGCGGATATAGGAAGAAAGAAAACAACAGCACCGCCCAGTACTATACGTTCAGTGTAGCCTGCGCAGATGCTATCAATGGTCCTTATACTGTGGTCTACACGCAGACTCTATCCGGCTATGCCGAAGGCTCTTTTTCTGGCGAGGAAATCGGCAAGGTTTACATTCAGCTATCTGCTTCGGATGAACGCATAACTGCTGTCATGGGGAAACTGAACCCCGGCTCTGTGAATGGGAACCGAGCCTCGAACGTATTTTTTGTGACGACATCTTCCGATGCGGAAACGTGGACCGCGCAAACGTGCCAATATCCCGGCTCTTTGCCGACCAACTCTGCATATACCGTGCCGGACCAGCATGAGTTTGAAACAGACGGCACGTATTGGGCGTTCACCTGTGGAAGCCATGTTATTTATACGCAAGACCCGACATCGCCAACATGGGAAGCCGTAAAAGTGGTCTCCCAAAGCAGCCCGAGTAGCGTTAATGTTGCACCTAGTCCAAAACTCCGCTACATCAACGGGAAATGGATATTGAACAGCGGCGAGCGCGTCTATTCTGCAGTTTTACCGACAACGTGGACGTTAGAGAAAACCGGGTACACGGATTTCTACGCAACAAACATTGTGTATTTTTCTGACCGCTACTGGTTCTTTGCATCACCTAGAATCTCATCGTCGGGAGTGAGCGGGCTTCGCAGTTCTTCAGATCTCAAGAACTGGACGACACAACCCGCAACTGGAATTTCGATTAACTCGTTTGAGGGGCACGAATTGTTCGCAACGCAAAGGCTCATGGTGTTCTCGGACGTGGAAGACGGAACTGTAAAGACGACAAGCGACCCAGCGCTTGGATGGAATGCGGTCACCTTGCCTTCTGGCTCGGTTGGAGGCATACCGTCGGCAGATGGAGACATGGTAATGGTCGCGAACGAAAACGTGATCGCATACCACGATTATTCCACGGAGACTAGATTGCTGCCTACCATCTCTCTCTCCGACGACACGACGACGTTTATCAAGGCGAAGAACGAGCTGGATGTTTTTGAAGCACAGGCTGGGGGTGATTGATTGTTTCAGAAGATTGAAAACCGGCTTTCTGTGCATCTGAACGGAGAAGTTGACCTGACGGAAGCGGTAAATCTCGAGTTCTACGTGAAGCAGTCGTGCCACACGTTCGAGTATACGCCGGAGGTTGTCGACGAAACGCACTGCACGGTCCTGATTCCGTATGAGGACGCAATGAAGCTACGCCCCGGCAACGTGTGGTTACAGATGGCGTTTACGGACGAAAACGGTAACAAGATTACCGTGCGGAAGGTCCAGCAGGAGGTCGACGAGTTTTTGAAGGAGGCTGGCTATGCTTGAAATGCAGGTCGTGCAACCGAAGGTTGAAATGGAAGTCGACCCTGCGAAGGTGGTTTATCAGGGCGGCGGCAGCGGGAATGTGTATTCGGCGGACATCAACCGGATTGTGACGATCGCCCGTGCAGAATATGACGCGCTTGCCGCGAAGGACAAGAAGACGCTGTATCTGATACGGGGGTGACGGCGTGATTACAATCGGCGAAGAACAGATCAAAGAATTATTTGTTGGCGAGATGGGCGTGAAGACCGTCTGCGTCGGCGAAGAGGTTATCTATACCCGCCCAGGCGGATTTTTGTACATTGAACTGAGTGAAACGAAAGGGGCTTAACACATGGCAAGTTTTTTCAATCTAATTCTTGATACGCTTGCACCGTCTGGGCTTACATTGCTGCTCAACAATGGAGCGACGTATGCAACAAGTAGCACGGTCACGGCGAGCATAGCGGTAGAAGACGCCACTACTACCGGCTACCAGATGAAGATCTGGGGCACAAAGGCAGCGGAGACCGAGGAAAAGGCGTCGTGGGAAACCTTCGCGGCGTCGAAGTCGCTGGTTTTGCCTGCCGGCGACGGACTCAAGACCGTACATATCAAAGTCCGCGACGATGTCGGTAACGAATCTGCAGCAGTTACTGCATCTATTACTGTCAACACGGCGGTTCCGGTCGTGACCATCACCGGTCCGGACAAGAGCAAGATCTCGAAGGTCTCGGGCTTCGACGTGTGCGCGTTCTCGTTCACGTCCGACGTGGACTTCGAGGAATACACCGTGCGCGTGGTTCCGAGCGAAAGCAGCCTGAACACCGCAGGCACGCAGATTCCGGTCACGGGCGGCTCGACCAACACGTCCGGCACGGCTGGCGGCTACAAGAAGAACACTGCGATCAACGTCACCATCAACGGTGCGGACCTTGAGACGGCTTCCTCCGGCGACGGTACGAAGATTGTCAAGGTGTTCGTCAAGAACGCCGCCGGTACGTGGAGCGTGGCGTAATGAGCGCGCCGGGGCTGACGTTCTCCATCACGGGGAATAAGATTTCGGCAGTCTCGGGCTTCGATTCGATCACTGTTTCGTTCTCCTCGGATGTTGCGTATCAGGCGTTTGAGTGCCGCGCGACGAAAGCCGGGGCAGACTGGGGGCGCGGGAAAGGGACGCTGATTGCGTCCTTCTCCCAGACCCCGGCGGGGACACAGCGAACATTCGAGGTCTATGACGATTTCCTTCTCTCCGGTGATGGTGAGTATAGGATTTCCCTGTTTGCACAGGCGATGGACGGCAGCTGGAATGATAACTGGGGGTTTATTCCATCGGGCGAGTCGGATACCATGCTGACGGTAGACGGGGAAGAATTCCTCTGTATGAAGGAGTGAGAGTATGGCATACAACAGCGCATATACCGGCGCGCAGATTGACGAGGCGGTAGGTAAGGTTCTGGGAGGCGGGAGCGGACCGAAGCAGTACACCGGAACTCTCCTCGCCTCCGGCTGGGCTGCGGATTCACACGGCTACCAGGCGCAGACGATCACGATCACGGGGCTGAAAGCGTCTTACGCCGTGGACCCGCAGTGGGACGTTGCTCTCTCGGGCACAGACCCGGACGCGGACGCGGCGCTTTTGGAGGGATTCGCGCTCATTCACAACTATAAAACGGGCGCGAACAGCCTGACCGCACAGTGCATCGGCAAAGCGCCGACGGTGAACATTCCGGTGAAGGTGGTGGTGTTCGGATGAGTGGCAGGAGCCCAAGATGGTTTACAGGGATTAAATATCCGTATGAGGCAAATTTTGCGGACAACACCTGGGCACAGATCATTGCAGCCTGCCAACGCGGCACCGTCCTGGAGACATGGGCTGTCGGCAACCAGAAAACAATGACGATCGGCGGGACGGATTACACGTTTGACATCATCGGCAAGTACCATGATGATTATGCAGACGGCTCCGGGAAAGCACCGCTGACGCTGCAAATGCACGACTGCTACGGCACGACCTACGCCATGAACAGCTCCAACACCAATGCCGGCGGCTGGGCGAGCTGCGCCATGCGAAACACACACCTGCCCGCCATTCTGGCGCTGATGCCGACGGAGGTACAGAACAGCATCCGCGAGGTGAACAAGCTGACCTCGGCGGGCAACGAAAGCACCACCATCAACACCACGGCGGACAAGCTGTTTTTGCTCAGCGAGGTCGAAATCTTTGGCTCGACCACTTACTCGGTGGCAGGCGAAGGCACGCAGTATGACTACTACAAGGCAGGAAACAGCAAGATCAAGAAGCAGAACGATGCCCCGGAATACTGGTGGGGGCGCTCGCCGATTGCCAGCAACTACACGCGTTTCTGCCTGGTCCACAGCAACGGCAGCGCGTACCGTAACAGCGCCAGCTCTGCCCGTGGCGTGGCGTTCGGCTTCTGCTTCTAGGGGGTGCATCATGGGAATGTTCTTAAGAAGAGGATTGGTAGAAAAGCCGGTGCAAGACTTTACAGTTGTTTTATCCGGTGATATGCTCGCCGATAAAGCTTATGCAGAAATTGAAGGTGTATTGTACACGCAAGCCGGGACGCATGTGTTTCCGGAAGGAACCAGCATCACCGTATTTTGCAGGTGCGGTATGTTTGTATCCGGCATCAATGTTTCATCAAGCATTACGCTAAATGGGGAGATTGTTCAAAAAGCGACAAAATCCGATGAAACAATTCAATTTACCTTTCCCCTTTCCGGGGAAACATCGATCAATTTCGTGGAAAAGAAAATTACCATTGCGAATAACTATTCCTGCAATATCACGACGCACTAGGAGGCACTATGTACATCACACACGACAATCAGATCTACGCGAACGTCCGTGTATACAGCACATCCGGCTCGGTCCGGTTTACGGGCGAGAGCCTTTCGGGGCTTTCGGAGCTTACCGGCGAGATTGCCGTCTTTGCCGACAACGGCTTCCAGATGCAGACCTATACGCCGGGAGACTTTCTGCGGCAGGAGATTCAGGACGGGAATTGGCTGCTGACGAATACGCCGCTGCCAACCCCGCAGCCAGTCGTTGCAACGCCTGTTGCCTACGATCTGAACACGTCCACGGCGTTTGCGGTGAAGCTGCTCATGAGCGAGAAAAAGCCCGAGACGGCAGACGAGATTATTAAATGCTCGGCGCTCTGGGACGAGTGGAAACCGGGAAAGCACACAGTCGATGAAATCTTCACCGTGGGCGGCGACCCGTGGAAAGTCTACCAGAGCTACGACAACGCCGTCCATCCGGACATTGCGCCCGGAAATCAGGCATGGTATACGTTCAATAAGCCGCTCCACGGCACGACAAGGGAAACTGCGCGGGAGTTTATTCAGCCGCAGGCGGGTACGGTCGACATCTACCACGTCGGCGAGTGGTGCATCTTCGAGGGTAAGGCGTGCAAAGCAAAGAGAGATACCAATTTCAGCCCGAAGGATTATCCGGCGGATTGGGAAGTTGAGGAATAACGGACTGCCAATGGCAGGAAAGGAGCATGCATGAATGAAGTAGAAATGGAGCACAGATTAACGGTTGTGGAGAAGCTGGCCGGAAGCAACAAGCACAGGATCGACGATCTGGAAGCAGACACGAAGACCTTACAGGAGCTGTCGACCTCCTGCAAGGTCATGGCGGAGCAGCTGGCGGCGATGAACAAGCGGCTCGACAAGGTGGACGCCGCTGTGACCAACATCCAGAGCGTTCCTGCGGGGCGCTGGGACGCGATTGTAAAAGCCGTGGTCACAGCGCTGGTCTCAGGCTTAGTCGGCTACGCGCTGGCTCTGGCGGGGCTGGGAGGCTAGTATGGCGGATGGGCAGAAAAAGCCGCAGCGGAAGACAAAGGGGCGCATGGCGCGGGAACTGGTCTACTACTGCATTTATGCCCTGACGCTTACGCTCGCGTGGGCTGTCATCATCAAAACGCTTGCCATCTTCACAGACCACCCCGCCGACCTCTCCGACGTGCTGATCTTCGCGGCAGCGGCGTTCGGCGGGGAGCTGCTGCTCCTGCTGTGCAAGAGAGTATTTGCAAAACCAAATGAACCGGTAGAATGAAAGGGGTACATATGGAAAACATCAAAAAGCGGCTGGGCAACCTGCTCAGCGTCAAGAGCCTGGTCACGATGATTCTGACCTGCGTGTTCGCTTATATGGCGGTCGTCGGAAAGATCAGCCAGGACTTTATGACCATTTATGCGGTCATCATTGCGTTTTATTTTGGAACCCAGTCCCAGAAGACGCAGGATGTGCTTGACAGTGCGGGTGCGCCGCAGGAGGGTGAACAGAAATGATGAAAGCATCCGAGCTCGTCAGGCGGCATATTGACGCCGCGAAAAACTACAAGACCGTCTACATGTGGGGCTGCTTCGGCTCTCCCGTGAGCGAAACGATCATTGACGAGAAATCCGCACAGTACCCGGACTGGTACACCGGAGGCAGAGTCGCATATCTGCGCAGCCTCATCGGAAAAGTTGTCTATGGCTTTGACTGCGTAAACCTGACAAAGGGCATTCTCTGGGGCTGGAACGGCAACAAAAACGCCTACTACGGCGGCGCAAGATACGCCTCGAACAGCGTGCCGGATGTCTCCGCCGACGGCATGATTGCAAAGTGCAAGGACGTGTCCACGACCGGCTGGGACAAGCTGATTCCCGGCGAAGGTCTCTGGATGCCCGGGCACTGGGGCATGTACATCGGTGACGGTCTGGCGGTCGAATGCACCCCGATCTGGGACAACGGCGCACAGATCACCGCCGTCCAGAACATCGGCACGAAAGCAGGCTACCACGCCCGCAAGTGGCAGAAGCACGGGAAGCTCCCGTGGGTGGAATACGATACCGTGAAGGTTGATGCCGAGGTTGAAGAAGCAAAGAAGACCATCCGGCAGAAAGCCGGATTGACCGACGGCACGATTGATTATCTCGCCGCCTACAAGTACGGCGATGACCTCTTGAAGAAACTTGCAAAAGCGATGAAGTAAGGGGGCGGGGCTATGGCTCCACAAGCCAGATGCAAATTACCGCCGGAGCTTGGCGGACTGATGCGCCGGGACATGGAAGCGATCATTCATCAGGCGAATCTTGGCCGAGAAGACGAAAAGATTGCGCAGCTCTACTTCGTGGATAAGCTCCCACAGGTTGACGTTGCTACGGAATTGTATCTTGGCCGTGCTACGGTACAGAGGCGGCTTCCGGGCATTGTGGCACGGATGAAGGATACGTCGAGCAAACTGTATAGCTGAGATAAGCGCCGAGGAATCGGCGCTTATTTTTTTGTATTTTTGCAAAAAAGTACTTGACATATAGTGTTTAACACTATATAATAAGGCCATAAGATAAAGCAAGGCGAAAGCCGGGAGGGAATAAAAATGGAAACCAAGAAAATCAATACGAAGAAACTTTACTACGCATCGAATAAACTCAGTACTTTCGAAAGCAGAATTTATGCGGAGGTGGAAACGGCGCACAAGTTTATGTGCGAAGGGTTTATCACGGAAACTGAATTCGCGGCGATCAGAGCAGACCGCGAAAAGAAAATGGCACCGTATAAAGACGGAGCCGATCTGCTGACCCGCTTCGCGAATGCCGTGAACGCGCAGGTTTACATGGCCGAAACCGGCGATATCATGGCAGAGATGATGGTTGCGAATTCGGAGCCCGTTGAGAGTTTCGACCTTGAGGCTGTAAAAGCAGCCTTGCGCCGCGCGGCGGACCTCGACGACCCCATGCCTTGCTGAGAGGAGGGACACACATGAGCATCAGTATCGTTTCTGCATGGGGTTGGTTGCTCAACCCCGCATACAACCCCGACACCGCCAACAATGGCGGCGGCTACTGGCAGTTTGCCGGTGGCCTCGTGGCCGAGATCAACGGCCAGCTCGTCGCCGTTGAGGTCGACGATGCATCGTGCGGCGACTTCGGCAGCCGCGTCTACGTCGACATCATTGCCGACGGCTACCATTGGCGTTATGCCGATGGCACGATGGGCGACGCATCCATCGACGCGCCCGAAGAGGTTGCGGACATCCTCGCCTCCGCTTCCGGGGTCCTCGGCGTGGACGCGCTCGCGCTCGTCTGCGAGGCGCGCGAAGCCGCCAACCTCTGTGCCATGCAGGAGGTGGGCTGATGCACACCCGGATCTGCCGGATGTGCGGCAAACCATTTGCCGCCGAAAAGACCGAGGCAGTCTATTGCCCGGACTGCTCGCCAAAAGCGAGGGCGGCGACCGTGATCCGAGAGCGCACCTGCATGGATTGCGGCGCTGTCTTCCCCGGCGGCCCCCGTGCGCGCCGGTGCCCGGATTGCCGGAAGACGGCAAGCCGCGAGGCCACGCGCAAATATAGGGCAAGCGGCGGCGCGTCTCGCCCACTCGGGAGCGTCGACCTGTGCGAGCGCTGCGGCGCGCCGTATGTCGTAAAAAGCAGCCGACAGCGGTATTGTAAGGCGTGTTCCGCGACCGCTGTCGCCGAGAAGATTGCCCCGATGAAGCGGGCATACAATCGGCAAAACGCCGAACACCTCGGCGAAATAGCCCGCGAACGCAAAACGGGCATCAGGCTATGCGCCGTTTGCGGCGCTCCCATCATGGGGAGCACGCCATCAAACACATGCTCGGATGCGTGCCGGGCAATCCGCAAGCGCGAGCGGCTTAAGAAAAATCAGGCTGCCTACCGGCAGCGGAAAAAGGAGGCGGCGAACAATGCCAACTGATGCACAAAAACGCGCTACAGCAAAGTGGCAGGCTGAAAATATGACAAACATCGCCGCGAGAGTGAGGCGAGAAGTCGCTGAAGAATTTAAGGCGGCAGCAAAAGAGGACGGGACAACACCCAATGAGCTCCTGCGGGGCTGGATTGGCGAGTATATAAATAGGGAGGTATCTGATATGACAACCGATCAGATTCAGGCGCTGGCGACGATCTTTGCGATTTGCCGCAAGGCCACAAATACGCGGAGTCAGAGCGACATCGACAACGCGCAACGTTTTCCCATCAAGTGGGCGACCATTATGGTGCGCAAACTACACGCGATGGGCAAGGCAACGGAAGATATCGACCGCGAAATCGCCGAACAGTACGGCAAAATTGACATCGAGACCTTTACCGACAACTTTGGTAAATGCCTCACGCTCGAGCAGCAAGGCGTCTGGAGCCTCGCTTTTTTCAGGGCGATGCAATAGGAGGGGGATTATGACAGTACACGAGTACATAAATCAATTAGAGCGCGGATGGCCGGGAAACGTCCCGCCGGAGATGCTTCGCGACGCAGTGATCGTCGTCTCAAGACGGAGATGGCTGGAGCGTAAGGCCGAGTGGTACGAGCCATGTCAGCTAGGCAATTTTTGCGCCGGATACCTTTGCGAGTACAAGGTCGGTTTTGTCGATATCCCCGACTTCGAGGCACTCGTCCCGGGCGTTGGTGCAGTCCGATTTTTAGAGGCAGGCGACCAGTTGGTTTACAAAGACAAACTATGGCATGTCACGCGCGTTTCGCGGGGTGTAGATGGCAAAGAGGTCCGCACAGATATCACGCCTGTCTCTGACATCACGTATCTCAAATAAACGTGCCCCGGCACCCAAGCTTGGAACTGGGGTACTCATATCAGGTTGAGCGTAGATGATGCACAACTGAGGCACACGAAAATACGAAAAAGCCCATACTGGACACATCAAAGGAGTGTTCGGTATGGGCTTTTCTTATTTCAATCCAAACCCGGAAGGAAAACAAGTCGGAGACTGTACCGTTCGGGCGATTGCGAAGGCGACGGGAAAGAGCTGGGATGAAACATACGTCGGGCTTTGCCTACAGGGTTTGAAAATGGGGGACATGCCGTCGGCGAACAGTGTCTGGGGCGCGTACCTCCGGCAGCAGGGATTTACCCGGAACGTTGTGCCGAACACATGCCCGGACTGCTATACGGTCGAGGAATTCGCAAGAGACCATCCGCGCGGCGCGTACGTGCTGGCGTTATCAAGCCACGTTGTGTGCGTGGAAGATGGTACGTATTTTGACACGTGGGATTCTGGGAGCGAAATTCCACTGTTCTATTGGGAAAAGGAGGATAAATGATGTTCGGACAACAGCCTTATGTGTATCAGCAGCCGATTTACAATCAACCACCCATGATGCAGGAACCAATGATGCGTCCACAGTATCAGCCTGCGCCGTCGATGCAGTATCCGACTCCGCAACCTCAGTCACAGCAGCCGAGCGGGGGACAGTCTATCATCTGGGTTCCGAACGAAAAGGCGGCAAACGAATTTATCGTCGCGCCAAATAACGCCGTCACGCTTTGGGATATGAATGCGCCGGTTGTGTATGTGAAGAAAGCCGACGCAAGCGGTAAACCAGCAATGACAACGTATGACCTTGTAGAGCGCTCTACAGCCCCTGTGAGCCCCACAGCGCCACAAACAGTTCCTACGGTGGAATACGTGACCCGCAAGGACTTTGACGAACTGGCGGCAAAGGTGGCGGCTCTGAGCGTCAAGCCCGTTAGAAAGGTGAAGGAGGCAGACAATGAATCCTCTGTTTAACGCGCTCGGCGGCGGGCAAATGCCCGGAATGATGGGACAGTTTCAAAATATGATGCGGCAGTTTCAGCAGTTCAAGCAGAGCTTTCAGGGAGACCCGAGGGCGGAGGTTGAGAAGCTGGTGCAGTCTGGGAAAATCTCGCAGCAGCAGTTGAACCAGCTCCAGCAGATGGCTGGACAGTTTCAGCAGTTGATGCAGTAGTTCGGAAACTCCGAACAGCTGAACGGTCAAAATCGTGGCCACGATTGAGATAAATTTCAAAATCTACGAAAGGAGAAAAATATGAGTTTGAATGGCGATGGTATTCCTATGAATATGCCTGTCGTTCCGGCTGGCACGAACAGCGGTAATGGCTGGGGAGGCTTTGGCGGCGATAACGGCTGGTGGATTATTCTGTTCTTCATTGTTCTGATGGGGTGGAATCGGAACGGTTGGGGCGGCAATAATGGCAGCGGCGCTGCGGACAACTATGTTCTTGCAAGTGACTTTGCTACGCTTCAGAGGCAGATTGACAGCGCGGCGTCCACACTCGAGCGTAAGGGCGAAATTACCCAGCAGGGGCTTTGCGACGGATTTTACGCAATGAACACTACGTTGCTGAACGGTTTCGCCGGTGTCAATCAGAATATGAACACTGGCTTCCAGTCCGCCGAGCTTTCCCGTTGCAATCAGCAGGCGGCGCTCATGCAGCAGCTTAACGCGATGCAGATGCAGGCGGCGAACTGCTGTTGCGAGAACCGCGCGGCGATCGCGCAGGTGCGCTATGATATGGCATCGCAGGCTTGCGACACTCGCAACACCGTGCAGAACACGACGCGGGACATCATTGATGCAATGAACTGCGGCTTCCGTAGCATCGACCAGCGTCTGACCGCGCAGGAGATTGCAGCGAAGGACAGCAAGATTGCCGAGCAGAACCAGCAGCTCTTTGCGGCGCAGCTGGCGGCTTCTCAGGCGGCACAGAATAACTACCTTGTGTCCACGCTTCGCCCGAGCCCGAGCCCGGCCTATGTGGTCGCAAATCCGTACTGCTGCAACAGCGGCTATAACTACGGCTGCGGCAACTGCGCTTAACTCCATAACGTAGAGCTTTTTCGTGGACTCACGGAAATGATCGGTTCCTTGCCGATACTCGATCAACGCGGCGGGGCAATCTTCCCGCCGCTATTTTAATTGCCTCGAATTCGAGGCAGAAAGGAATGATTTTATGGCTGAATTTACATCATCCGGGATTCAAACTGTTGCCGCTGGGCAGAACGTCCCTCTAATTTCCACGTCGGCTTGTGGCAAACCGTGTATCGTACACCGCGACGGAAGCGGACTTGTTACGCTTCGTGGGCTTACGCAGCAGTGTAAGGCGAAGTTCCGCGTATCCTTTGGCGCGAATATCGCCGTTCCTACAGGCGGGACAGTCGAAGCTATCACCGCCGCGCTCGCCATCAACGGAGAGGCTTTGAACAGTGCCACAGCGACCGTGACACCGGCTGCTGTTGAGAACTATTTCAACATCTACGTTTCAACATTCGTGGAAGTTCCGCGCGGCTGCTGCCTGACTGTAGCGGCGAAGAACATCAGCGCCCAGGCGATCAACTTCGCGAATAGCAATATGATCGTAGAGCGCGTATCGTGAAGGGAGGAAGGAATATGTACGATTTGAGAAACCTTCGGGAAATGCTCTGCAAGGAGCTGGACGAGATCGCCGACAAGCGCGAAATGTCCGCAGGTGACTTGGACGCAATCCAGAAGCTGACGAGTTCCATCAAGAATACCTACAAAATCGAAATGCTCGAGGACGGCGGGTACTCCCGCGACGGCGAGTGGGAAGCGGATATGCGCGGCACATATGGCCGTGGCAGTTCGTACCGTGGCCGCCACCGCGACTCTATGGGAAGGTATAGCCGAACCGATGCGCGGGAGCATATGCGCTCGACGCTGGAAGACATGATGCGCGACGCGGACGATGATAAGACGCGCGAGGCTATCCGGCGCTGCATGGAGCAGATTGACAGAGCATAAGGAGGGACAGACATGCTGGATGAAGCCGAAATCCGAAAGGAAATAGCACGGCTGGAATACGAAGAATCCAGCTATCCCAATTATGCCAAACTGGCGAACCTATATGTGATACGCGACAAGATGCAGGGAGCGGAGAATGCCAGAGATAAGTTTGTGGGTTACTACTCTGGTGCTCCCGCCCCTGTGACCGCAGAACCGGCTACCGTGGGCGAGTACGGGGACAGTGAGTTTTTGCTTGCAGTAGCTGGGAAAGACCCGGCGAAGGCTTGGACGGTCGTTGACGAACTTATGGATACACTTGCGATGGTAAACAGCAAGGTTTATAACTCTGTTATGCAGAAGATAAAACGTGTCTAGTGTTAGTAACCGCGTTAGCTATTTGTTAGTAACCGAAAAAATCCGAAAAAATCTGAAAACGTCTGAGATTTAATATCCAATTCAAAAACGTCTCAAAACGTCTGAAAACATGCTTAAAAAGTTTAGGAAATTTCAGAAGGTCTACTTCACACGCAGGAGGTCGATGGTTCGAGTCCATTAGTCTCCACCAAAAAAGCTCTGAAATCTCAAAGGTTTCAGGGCTTTTTCTTTTTCACTGATTTTTGATTTGTTAGTAACGTGTTAGTAACAGGCGCATCTATCGCATTCACAAGTTGGTCAATGTCAAAGTGCTCATAGATGTTTGCGGTCGTGGAATAATCTGCATGACCGAGCATTTTTTGCAGGAGTTCCGGCTTGATATTGTTTGCTACAGCCCAGCTTGCGAATGTGTGCCTTGTTGCGTGTGGTGTTTTCTTGGAGATTCCGAGCCGCTCCAAAAGCGGGTAGTAGTCACGCTTGCGAAAATTTGCAATGACTTTTTGCCCGGCATACCCAGAGATCAGAAGTTCGCCTTTTGCACGCTCTTTGAATTCTGCGAAATATTTACGCCCTTCGGAGCGGATTGGGATTATTCTGTTCCTGCCTGCTTCTGTCTTTTCCCCGCCGATCACGTAGGTTTCATGGACATTTTCGGTTCTAAGCCCGAACAGCTCACCGATTCGCATGCCGGTATAGACCATCATCAGGGTAAGTTTGGCTGCCTGGGAACCGTCCGCTTCGAGCTTCTGTATATCCTCTTCTGAGAAGATCTCTTTTTCTTTCTTCACATTCTCGGGCAGTTTAATGAACGAAGCAAAGTTTGTCGTTATGAGTTCCTGCCGGATTCCCCATTGGGACATCTGCGTTGCAAGTTGCTTGAACTTCGACAGTAGCGAGTGGGATTTATCGCTGTACTTGTCTATGACAATCTGGTAATCAGCGGTCCGCAGTTCGCGAAATTTTTTGTCATGCAATGGTTCAAAAACGTCATATGCGCGTTCGTAAGACTCTATTCCCTTCGTTCCAATATCCCGGAAGTGTTCATCCTTCCATGCTTCGTAAACCTGCTTGAAGGTCCAGTTATATATTTCATCAATACTCCGCCCTTGTAGCCGCGCCAGCGCCTCAAGGGCGGACGTTTTTTTATCATAGTATCCGATTATGGTTTTCCCCTTTGCAGCGACCCACGGGCGCGTGCGCCTGCCCTGCAGCTTGTAAACTGTCCCTGTACCGTTTGCACGCTTCAAAACTTTTCGCTGTGGCGCTTGCTGCTGTTTACCGCACCAGCAGCAGAACACCGAGCCGTCGGGGATTTCTTTTTTACACTTGATGCACTCCATGTTTCCCTCCACGTTCTTTTCGGATTGCATAGAAAGTAATTGCCGAAGCCAGCGCTGAACCTACAATCAGGGCAATGCACGCCCATGCAGCTACGGACAAATCTCCGTCGCGAATGAGACCTATGCTCCGAATCTGCGCATCCGCCACAAGGCAGGCAATCAGAGAAAAAGAGAGCAGCATACAAAACAGGGCGAGAACGTAACACATTGTATGCGTAGACCTTATCTGTGCGCTCTGCGCTGCTGCTGTTGCCTCCAGCTTGGCGTTTTCAAGCTCGACATGATGAATCTGCTCGGCCAGTTCTTCCGGGCTTTCTGCGGGCTGGACAAGCCCGAACAGCTCATCCAGCGACAGCCCGAGAACGCGGCACAGCGCGGCAGAATTGTACAGTTTCGGGTCTTGCTGCGTACCAGCGCAGAGCTTCGTCACAGCCGATCTGGAAACGCCGGATTCTTCAACAAGCCTGTCAATGGTGTAATGCTGATCTTCCTTCGCCCGCTTGATGTTCCACTGATATGCAGAAATATATGGGGCGAGTTCCTGAATTGCCGACATGATATACCTCCATTTTCACATATATTTCGCTGATTCTTCTGCTATGGGTATGGTTTTACCAATTTGAGGGTAGACATTTCTACCCACTTTGCTATGCTGGTTACAGGCGCGCAAGAAAGCCCCACCGCCGGTGGAGCAACGGTGGGGCGATCTTAAACATTCCATTATACAAAATAGTTTGTCCCATAATTGCCGCTTACGAGGGTTACCGGACGAAGAAAATGCAAGGTGTTCTTTGTGGAAGATTCCAAATTGAAATTATTGAACGAACGTTCTAAAATATGGAGGTACACCAAATGCAGAGCATCAATATTCGCTTTGAAAACGGGAAAGTAAACATCATCGTAGACGGGGCGCTTTTCAAAGACGTCCACAGTCTGAGCCTGGACTACATCAAAGGAGCGCCCATGCTTTTTTCCTGCGTCTCGGATGTAGGCGGCGAAAAGCGGGAGCAGTGGCAGAACTCTAAATTTATGAGTTAGACGTAATAAGGATTCGGCTTCAGCAAGATTGCGATAGTGTCAACGACCCATCCAATCCCGCACAACCCAAGTGTAAAGAGATACAGGATTCCTGTTCCAACTTTGCCCTCATAGAATTTATGCGCACCGATCATGCCGAAGAAAAGGCAAAGGAAGAATGAAACCCATTTGTTCTTCGGACGACCATACCCGCGGATAGTATTCACATTCGCATTTGTGTTCGTGTTATTGATTACGACGTTCGGCTGCGCGGACTTTAATTCTTCAACTTGCTTTCCACATTTCGGGCAAATCACGCAGTCCTTGTCGATGATCGCACCACAAAATTTGCAAAACTTTTGATTTTCGGTTGGAACGGGTCTTTCTACAGTGTCCATCTTATTTTCCTCTTTTCTATTTTTGGGTGTAAACATTGCGCTATAATATTATTTAGGGTGGCAGCCTCCACAAGGTGAATACCCAGAATTCTGCGCATCTTCTATGCTATCGAACCAGATTTCGTTCTCTGGGAGGATTTCTTTTGCAAAGCGGCAACTAGGATTATGGTATTTATCCGAGTCAACACTTCCAACGTATACACCGGATGATTTCTGTGACGTTGTTTCTGTAACTGGCTCATCGAACGAGGGCGCAATGGGAACCTCGGGCTGTTCCTGAACAATCGGCTCTTCGGGCTCCGGCGCTTCGGGCGAAGCCGCATCCTTTGAGCCTGAAACAGCAATCGTTTCTTGAACCGCCGCTTTTTCTGACTCGTCCTTCGTGGGTTTTGCTGTGCAGCCGGTCATAAGAAGCAGCGCTAGAAAAAGCACAAGTATTCTTTTCATTACAAACTACCTCATAGCCAAAATTTGATCTGATACTACGATTTTACCACCAGAGTTTGACAGTCTCAACGCTAAATCTGCACGAAAAAGAAACCTAAAATTTGACGGAAATGGAGAAAATTATGGATGAAAGGGAGGAACCAGGACATGAAGGAACGAACGACTGAGAGAAAGAAATTAGAAGCCGAGGCGCTGGTACTGATTTCGAGGTTAAGCGGCGCGCAGATCAAGGCGCTCAGAAGGCTCGTTCTGGACTTACATCATACACCGGATGGTGTCCCATGCAAAAAAGTAGTATTTGACACCAAACTGTGATATAATGCTATATGATAAGTATGCAAAACGACTGAAAGGAGAAAAAGATGCTCGATTATTTAGTTGAAAACGGATGGGTAGATTCATTTATTAGAACCGCTGTCACAATTGGAATCTACCACGGCTGGAAGATCATCTTGACGGGAATCTATAGGTTCATCAATAAGCGACTTCACAAGAATTGACAGACGCACTGCGAAGTATACGATTAGTACAACGCCGTAAATCACGCAAAACGTTCTGTTACGATTTATGCCGATGTATATTCCTATTCCACCAGAGTACGTAAAAGCTATGAACAATGTCACGTATTGCAAGACCGATCGAAGCTTCCTTTTGTCTTGCTGCAAACTTTTAATCCACTTCCAGATTGCGCGAAGTATCAAAGTGGCGATTCCCCCGATTGCCGTAACAAGCAGACCGGTTACAAGGTCTGGCACGGAAACGTAATTTTCGACAAACTTGGCGATAAAATCCCTCACATCGATTCCCCCAACATAGCTTTCATGGCGGCGATGAACCTTTTGAGTTCATCGTCGCTCATTTTTTTAGATAGTGCCAGAAGTTCTTTCTGCTCGTCAGAAAGCCCATCGATCATATCAAGCAGCAGCTGCTTTTCCTGGCTCACCGCCCCATCCTTCGGGATGGGGTCTTTTTTTATGCCCGCAGACAGGTCGTCGGCTTCGCCGGTCAAGTAGGCAACCGGCACATCAAGCGCGTTAGCAACTGCAGCAAGTCGTTCATAGCTCGGAACAGACTTATCCCATCTGCCGATGACACCATTACCAAATCCAAGCTGTTTTTCCAGTTTGGATATAGAAGTTTTCTTTTCCTTGCATAGCGCTTTGATTTTATCGAGCATATACGGCACCTTAAAAAAATAGACTAAACGCGAAAATAGTTCTTGACTTTTAGGGCAAACTCTAATATACTTAGAGGCGTGAAGGGTACAAAAAACCTAGCCCCTCACCAAGACGGACTTTCAGAAGATATTTAATTGCCTTGACACGCTTATAT